GTTGGACCGGCTCAGCAACTTGGAGGTTATGGATGGGGAACCGGATCTTATTCAGGGAGTTCTTCAGGACCCGCAACCACGACGCTGGCAACAGGTCTCGCAGCTGATGCTGGAGTTACTACGGTAGTGTTAGCCGACTCTTCTGCTTTTCCAGCTTCAGGAGAAATTAGAATTGGAACAGAAGACATTGGTTTCACGGCTAATGATACTGCAACGAATACTTTAACCGGAGGCCCAAGAGCCACGAACGGAACCACGTTAGCTTCCCATTTAGCGGGAGCTACAGTTACTAATATTTCTGAGTATGTAGGATGGGGAGATGCTTCTTCTTCTGACTATACCATTGATCCTGGTTTATGGATCTTAGATAACTATGGTACAAAATTAATTGCTCTTATTTATAATGGAGCCTGTTTTGAATGGGATGCAGCAGCAGCCAATCCAACAGGACAACGGGCAACAGTGATGTCTAATGCACCCGCAGCTTCACGACACATGATTGTATCTCCTACCGATCGTCATTTAATTTTCTTTGGAACTGTAACAGGAAGTGATGTAACAGTAGCCGCTAATCAAAATGATATGTTTATTCGATTCTCGAATCAGGAAAGTATTAATGATTCAGATTCTTATACGGTAACTGCTAACAATACCGCAGGTACACAAAGACTTGCTAATGGTTCCAAAATTATAGGAGCTAAAAGAGGTCGAGATGTTATTTATATATGGACCGATACAGCTCTCTATCTAATGAGATTCGTAGGAGCTCCATTCACCTTCTCTTTCGAACAAGCAGGAACGAACTGTGGACTAATAGGTAAGAATGCAGCGGTGGAAGTAGATGGAACTGCTTTCTGGATGTCTGAAAATGGATTCTTTCAATATGCAGGTCAGCTGCAAACAATGCCATGCCTTGTTGAAGATTATGTCTACGATGGTTTAAATTCTACACCAAGAGATTTAGTAAACTGTGGATTAAATAATTTATTTGGAGAAGTAACTTGGTTCTATTGTAGTACAGGATCCGATGTAATAGATCGAATGGTGACCTATAACTACTTAGATTCCGTTATTGCTAAAAAACCAGTATGGACTACAGGAAGTTTACCACGTACGGCTTGGGCTGACTCAGCTGTATTTGATAAACCTCATGCCTGTTACTATAATAATGCCGATGATGCTTCTTATGATGTCGTAGGGAATACGGATGGAACTACAATCTACTATGAACAGGAAACAGGGACCGATCAAGTTAATGCTGGAGGAGTTATTACTGCAATAGCAGCTAACATTCTTTCAGGGGACTTTGATATTACTCAGAAACGAGCAGCTTCGGGACAAATAGTAGGCATGCCAGATTCCAGAGGAGACGGGGAATACATTATGAGAATTAAAAGAATGATTCCTGACTTTATTAGTCAAACGGGAGATACTCAAGTGACCTTAATGTTGAGAAATTACCCTAACAACGCCGCAGCAAGTTCTCCATTAGGACCCTTTACAATCACAAGTTCCACTGCTAAAGTGGATACACGCGCAAGAGCACGAGGAATTGCGTTTAAAGTAGCAAACACTGGCTCAAGTGGAGGGGCATATCAGGCCCAAGACTGGAAGCTAGGAACATTTAGACTGGACATACATCCAGACGGGAGAAGATAATGGCAAGCTATACTACTAACTTTTTATGGAATCATCCTAAACCTGGAGATGGTCTATATAATTATTCAGACGGAATGATCAACACACCGGACACTCCGGAGACATTGAATTTTACTAAAAATCAACTTCCTGTTATTGATACTTCGAACCCCCAAGTTAATAAAATGAGTATGTTCCCGGATATGAGTAATGTAAATTGGAGAGGTAACATTTTTCAAGGTGACGCGAGAGGATATGGAAACACTGGTATTACTACTGCCTTTAATCCTAATAATATGCCTGCAATGGTAGGTCGTACTAATTGGACACCTGACAATATAATAGAAGAAACAGAAACAGAAACAGAAACAATAAATCCTTATAGATCGGAAACAGAAAAATTTAAAACAAGATTTAATCCTACTCAAATAGAAGCAGCCCCAGAAAAAAGAGGAATTTGGGATGCTTTAAGAACTGGAGGTTCACAAATTAAAGATTTTGCATTAGGGGCTACGAGTAAGATTCCATTTGTAGGGCCTGCTATAGATTTTATAGGAGATCAATTTGAATACCGACCTGCTGGAATATATACAGATGAAGAGGGCAACGTATATAATCCCGAAGCATTAGATAAAATGAATGCAAGAGGAGGTTGGTATACAGAACCAGCACGAGCATCAAGAAGAAGAGATGCTAGAATTGCAAACATGCTGGAAAGACAAAGATTAGGTAAACGAATTAGTGACAACAATTTAGCAAGATTACAAGAACAACAAAGACAAGAAGAAGCAGCTAGAGCTACAGCGGCAGGAGCAATGCAAGACGCAAACAGAACTGCAAGAACTGGTGGTTATCAATCTTCTTTTGGGGGAGACAGAGGCTTTATGGAAGGTCCAGCAGATAGAACGGCATTTTCTGGAGACAGAGATTTATCATCAACAATGGGATCATTTAAACAAGGCGGAAGAGTAGGTTTATATGCAGGAGGAGATCCTGAAGAAGTACAAGAAGATTTAAATATTTATCAGTTCATGCAAGACCAAGGAGTTCCTTATGGAGATCAGGCTTCGGCTGTTGATCCCATGGATGCATTAAATGATATGTCCATGGAAATTTTTGGAAAACCTCTTCATGAATTAACTGGTGAGCAATATCAAATGTTGATTGACCTGGCGAACGATCAAGCTTCAGGACCCCAAGAAGAAATTGTTGAAGAAGGAATAGCGAGTCTTGTATAATGGCAAAAATTACCCAAGCGCTTACGCGTGCCAGTAAAGAATATGATCAAAAAACTTTTCAATCACTGGTAAGAGATCTCGACGGCGTTATCAATAAACTAAACACTTCTTTTCAAGAAGAAATGAGGCAGGAGATAGAAGCGATGAGTTTCTTTATTGAATAATGGCTGTAATAAATGAATATAAATTTTATGGAAATACTTCAACAACTGCTGAAACAGTTAACATGTTTGGTACGGACTCTGGAGGAAATCAATTACCTTTAATAAGCGAAACTTATATTATAAAATCTTTACACGTTACTAATAAATCAGCTTCTAATACACCTACCATTACCATTACTAATAATAGTCATGAAGTTATTCATACTCAAACCCTAGCTGTTGCAGCCAGTGTAGAAATCCTAACGAACCCTATGGTGGTAGAAGGAAATACGATTCTTAAATACACTACAATAGGAACCGTTACAGATGGAGTGGTAGTGACAGTAAGTTATTTAAATATTAAAAAAGAGGTTACAACATAATGGATACTGTAAAAATAGACGGAGAAGATGTACCGGTATTAAAACCCACAAAGGTCACAACAACCATAAAACATAAGGAAACAGGGGAGATTTATAAGACGGAAGAAGAGTGGAAGGCCAAAGGTATAGACGAAAAGTACATCCAAAGAGATGTACATGTTATGATGCCGAAGCTTGATTTGTTCGCAAAAACCAAGTAAGTTGAAAATTTAAGGCAAAATTATGATATCACGTGCACAAGAACCAGAACAATTATATGCAGAAGGCGGAATAACTAGCATCCGTCAACCTTTTTTTCTAGGAAAAATAGCTAAAAAAATAGGTAAAGGGGTTAAGAAAGTTGTTAAAAGTCCTATAGGAAAAGCTGCCTTAATAGGTGGTGGTTTATGGGGTCTCAATAAATGGGGACCATTAGCTGGAAAAATTAGCCCTATGTTTTCGGGAGGATGGGATAAATTTAAAGGCCTTGGATTAGGTAAACAAGCTCTCTTAGGTTTAGGAGCAGCTGGAATGGCTCTACCTTTTATGGCTGATGAAGAAGAAGTCGTCGAGGAACTTCCATGGGAAACAACTCCTGATAGTATTGCTAACATTAGAGACATGACAAGAAACAGAGATTCAAGTTTAGCTTTTTTACCAAGTTCTATTTATGCTCAACCAGGATATTATAACATGGCTAAAGGTGGTAGAGCAGGTTTAATGAATGGTGGTGGAGCTGCAGAAGCTCAAGCAGAGAACATGTTAAAAATGGAATATCAAAAGTATCGTAATCAAGGTGGAACGATGTCTTATCAACAATTTAAAATGGAAGTATTAAAACAAGCTCAAGGTCAAGGACCTATGGCTCAAACTCAACCACAGATGATGAACAAAGGCGGAAGATCCGGCTATGCATTAGGAGAAAGGGTAGAGGGTCAAGAGTTAGAAGGGGTTAAGTTGGCTTCAGACCCAGGTATGGGTGAAGGTCCTTTCATGCTCGAAGAATTTTTACAGGCGGTAAAAGATGGATACAAAGGAACATATGAAGATTTTATAAATGACATAGACAGAAGCCCTGCTGACTATCTCGCTCAAGGCGGAAGAGCAGGATATCGATTCGGAGAAATAGTAGAGGGTCAAGGAGTCACAGATAAAATGGAAGAAATTAAAGGACAAATGGCTGGACCAGATTGGTTCACTCGACGTGTAGAAGCATTAATGTATGAAGGATATAGTTATGAAGAAGCTTCGGAGATAGCTTATAATGAAGGTCATGGCGGTCAGTATGCTCACGGTGGACGAGTAGGTTTACTAGGAGGAGGCTCTGTTCCCGGAACAAGAGTTGCTGGTTATACGACACCTGCAGGTTATAACAAATTTGATTATCCAAGTGGTGGTGTGAGAGTAGGTGCTGCAAACGGTGGCATCATGCCTTTGTTAGATTTAGGGGGCAAAGAAAAAGATTATAGAAATGAAGGAGGCTTTGTTGGTATAGGAAGAAAAGAAAAAGCTGACGATGTTCCTGCAAGATTAAGTAAAAACGAATTTGTATTTACAGCAGACGCTGTAAGAAACGCTGGCGGTGGTGACATTAATGCTGGCGCAGAAGTTATGGAAAATATGATGAATCACCTAGAAGCAGGTGGACAGATTTCTGAAGAGTCTCAAGGTTTAGGAGGAGAAGAAATGATCTCCGAAGAAGAAATGATCGAAGCACCGGATGGTGCACAAGAAATGTACGAACAACAAGCAATGTTACAATCAAGGATGGCATAATGGCAATACCAGGATATTTAGAAGACACAGCAAAGGATTTCGCCAAACAGGCAACGGCCACATACTCAGTACCGATAGATACAAGTAAATTTACCGGTCAACAATTTGTTGCAGGTGAAGACCCCTTACAAACCCAAGCAATTGGTTTAGCTACACAAGGAGTGGGATCATACGCTCCTTATTTAACAGCAGCCCAACAAGCTTTAACAGCTCAAGGAGGATTGACAGGCGCACAAGCTTATCAACCTTTTATGTCTCCTTATCAAACAGATGTTATTGATGAGACCTTAAGACAATATGATTTATCCAGACAAGCAGGTCAACAAAGCATTAGAGATGCAGCAGTAGATTCTGGTGGCTTTGGTGGTGGAAGAGAAGGAGCAATGCTAGGTCAATATGATGCAGATACTTTAGCTAATCGTGCTGGACTTAGAGCTCAAATGTTACAGGGTGGATATGAGAATGCACAACGTGCAGCCGCTCAAGCTTTTCAACAACAAGGAGTTTTAGGCGCTGGACAAATGGGTCTTTCAAATTTTCAAAGAGCAGGTTTAGGAGCAGACATTGGAGCTCTTGGACAAATGGGAAGTTTAAGACAAGGACTTACACAAGCTCAATTAGGAGCTCAACAACAAGCGGCACAGACTGCAGCTTATGAACCTTATGGAAGACTATCCCAATATGGTACAGGAATTACAGGACTTGCGGGTGGTATGGCACCAATGCAATATCAAGCTCCACAAGCACAAAGCCCTTGGGCTTCGGCTTTAAGTACCGCTTTAGGTGTAGGCGGACTCTACGGACAAATGTTTAACAAGAGGTAATCATGGCTACTAAAAATAAAAAACCTGGTTTTTTAAGAAGAAACTTGGATCCTTTTGCTCCTGGTAGCAGTTTGTGGAATAGACTTAATGCTGTGGGAAATGATGCTCTACTTACTATAATGGGAGCAGGAATGATCCCTATGAAAAAAGGTGGAAGAGTTAAAGGATGTGGCATAGCCAAGCGTGGATTTGGTAGAGCCATGAGGAAAAAATAATGAGAACTTTAAACAGACCTATGTTTAGAATGGGCGGCACTATTAAAGAAGGGGTCATGCATGGAATTAGAGAACCGAGACAAGGTTATGCATTGGGAAAAGAAGTAGTGAAACAAGTGGGCACAAAAGTTCCTGCAATTTCAAATATATATAACCGAGGCATTGCTAATCTTTCAAACTTAGGGCAAAAATTTAAAGG